TCATCTCCGTCTCTGGCAGTCTCCGCAGGCGTAGCGATCTTCGTCAACGCACTTGGCGATCGCCATGCCGGGCTCCCAGCGTATGCCACACAGGCAGCAGCTGCCCGCGTACTTCGCGGTGATCACCGGGCCGAACTCGTGGGTCATGTTCTCCTCGGCCAGCGCGGCGATGCCATCCCAGTCGACGGTGACCGTTGACACGCCCGGCCTGGTGTAGGTGGCCGCGGTGATCTGCCGGTGGCTGCACAGCGCCACCGGGTAGGCGCAGATCTCACACCATTCGCTGTCCATCACGCCACCAGCGGCGGCCAGTCGCCGGGCAGCCGCCACACCCCGTCGCCGCAGCGCCGCCAGCCCCACCGGATCAGGTCCCACGGATCGCTGTCCCCGATGCCGTCGAAGTTGATGTGCGGGTGCTCGAACCTCTCAGCCATCGCTAGATCCCCGTCACGATCAGCGGCATGGCCGGCGGCTTGGCGGCCAGGTGCCAGGAGAACATCACCAGCGGGTCGAGGGCGGTGGCGGAGGGTGCGCCTGCCAGGCCGCGCTCGTTCCACTGGGCGACGAACCATGGTGGCGGGATCAGCGGCGGGGCGGTGCAGGTGCCCAGCCCGCAGTGCCAGTCACAGCGCTTGCCCGGGTGCGGGCCCTCGATCGTCATGGCGTGCTCCAGCCCAGGCTGCGCAGGAACGCCGCCGCCTCGTCGGGCATCTGGATCTCCCCCGGCGGCAGCGGCAGGTCCAGCCCGTCGGGCACCGACACCCGCTTGAAGACCATGATCCGCGCACCGCACTGGCCACAGCACAGCGGGGTGGTGCGCTCGCGCATCCGCGCGTCCCCGCAGCACGGGCAGAACGGCAGCGGGCCGGCGTGCTCGTTCTCCAGGCAGCCGATGGTCCAGATCTCGCTCACCAGGTGGGTGCAGTGCTCGCCGCCCCTGATGGTCGAGCAGACGTCCAGCACCGGGCCACCGCGGGCGTCGGCCGGCACCATGGTCCTCGACCGCGACCACTCCGCGGGCTCGGCCAGGGGGTCCTCGCGGGCCCGTGCCGCCTCGGCGCTGGCCAGGCCAGCCTTGGCCTGCGCGTACACCCGCAGGTAGGCCTGCCGGGTTGCCTCATCCATGGTGATACATCTGCCTTTGGCTCACCACCGGCCGCCGCACCGGGCCGTAGCAGTGGTTGAGCGCCTGCCAGGACATCGCGGCCGGCAGCCCGATCGAGCCCGGGTCCTCGCACATCGGCACCCACACATCGGCGCGGCCGGCGTAGTACCAGCCGTGCCCGGCGGCGTCGACCACCGTGGTCAGGCTGCCGTACTCGGGCGGGGTGGACCGCTGGCTATCCACCGAGCACCGCCCGTTCCAGCTCGGTGAGGCTGAAGACGTCCAGCACCACCCACAGGTCGCCGCCCAGGTGCTTGATCAGCGCCGGGTCCACCGGGGGGACCGGCTCCCACTTCTCGACCTCCCACAGCAGGTGCATCTCCGCGAGGCGGCGCGGCCGGGGCCGGTGGGGCAGCGGGATCAGCGGCACCATGGTCTGGCCGCGGGACCACGAGTTGTGCCGTCCGGTCACCCCGTCGGGCCTGGTGGTGCGGACCCGCACGGAGTGCTTGCCGACCATGGCTCCCCGGTTGGTGCGCCAGTCCTCGTCGGTGAAGATCAGCGCGCTGTCCCATTCCCAGTGGCAGAAGCACTGGGTGGCGTCGGCGCGCACCACGGCGATCTTGGGCAGCCCGTTGCTGAAGTAGCCGCCGGCCTCGATCGTCCGGCTCAGCCGGATCACGCCCAGGCCCCGGGCGACGGCGCGGTAGACCATGGCGATGGCCCGGTCCACGGTGGTCCGCATCCGTGCCTCGGACGCCTCGAACTCCGCGATCTTGGCCTCGGCCTCAGCGGGGTCGACGGTCAGTATGTCCAGATCCATGGTCATCTCCTTCACCTGTTCTGATGATCAGCCGCTGTGGTGGCCGGAAGTCCCGTTCGTCGTTCCAGACCAGCTCGGCCATGCACTCGATCAGGTTGACGTTCAGCTTGCCCGCGAGGGTGTACAGCGCCAGCGCGGTGTCGGCCAGTTCCTTGCGGATCGAGGCGGCGATGGTGTGCTGGCACGGGCTGGTGCACCGGCCACCGTGCGCGGCGTAGTGGTGGTGCAAGACCGCGTCCATCAGCTCGCCGGCTTCGGCGCACACCTTGGCCGCCTGCAGCTCCACCGTCGGGTACCGGTCCTTGCCGTGCCGGGCGAGCTGCTGCCGGGCCAGGGCGTGGCCCTCGGTCAGTTCCTGCCCGTACAGCCCAAGCTGCTCGCCGCCGTCACCACTCATGGTTCCGCTCGATTTCCGCACGGACCCGCCAGGTGGGGTCGTCGGGGATCATCACCAGGGTGTCGCCATCACCAGCGGGCAGTTCCCTGCGCATCATGTAGGCGGGGGCGAACACCCGCTGCTTGCGGTGGCTGGGCGGCAGCCCGTACTTGGACCGGGCCCGCTTGCGCAGGATCGCCCGGGAGTCCCGCCAGCCGTAGCGGGTCTCCAGCATCACCGCGACCACCTGGGCGGTGTGGATGCCATACCCGCAGATCCCGCCGAGGGCCACCACGAACGCGGTGACGCACACCGCGAACATCAGCCCGAGCACCAGGTCATACAGCATCTGTGGTCACCTGCCGTTCCACGCGGGCCAGGTGGTCAGGGCCCGCATCCGTTCGTCCCGTTCCCGCTCAGATCGTCGCACGAACGACAGCGCACCGCTGATGGTGCGCTCCTTCTCCGCGATGGTGAAGCCGCGCTTGTCAGTGGCCGCCCACACGGTTTCGAGGTCGATCCTGGCCCTGGCCACGCCCACCGGGCCGGTGCCGTAGCGCCGGTACAGCGAGCACGCGAGGCGGTACAGCGTGACGTTCCGCTCCCCTACCGGCAGACCGGCGGCCTGGAGCAGCTCCAGGCCGGGCAGCGGCTGGCCGTTCTCACCATGGTCGGTGCCGGTGGCCTGCGCCTGCTCGATCCACCGCAGGAACCATGGCGGCGCGGCCGGCACGGTGCACGGGCAGCCGCGCACCATCCGGTAGGGCAGCAGCACGTCGCCTTCCCACACCCTCGATGGCACCGCGGCGACGTAGCCGTCATCACCCTTGATGTCGACGCCGGGCAGGATGCCAGGGCGGGTCGGCACCGCGAGCCCCGGCGGGGTGCGCAGCCAGATGTGGTATCCCCCAGATGGCGTAGACACTACGACGTTTGCGGGTACATAGCAGTCCAGCACGCCCACGGCGGACGCCTCTATCTGGAACCGTTCAAAATTGCCGGGGCCGTCCTCGCCGCGCTTGACGTCGAGGTCGACCACCACCAGGTTGCTGCCCCTGCCGGTGGCCACGCCGACGCCGGACAGCGGCTCGCGGCCCCACACGTAGGAGACCATGCGCGGGTCGGTGGTGGCCCAGTGCACGCCCGCGGAGCCGGGCTCGGCTCCCGGTGGTGGCGCGAACATCGAGGAGGGCCGCTTGCCGCCCTGCCCGAGCGCGAGCACCGCATATCCCATCGCCTGGTAGCGCAGCGCCGCCGCGCCCAGGCCGAGCGCTCCTACCCGCGGGTCGCCGTCGAAGTTCAGGCAGGTGTGCTCAGTCACCGGGCACCGCCGCCATGTGCTCGCGCCACAGCGCGGCCGGTTCGCCCGGTTCCCACCGGGTCTTGGAGCCCAGCGGCTGCCAGTGCCAGCCCCGGTCATGGCGGACCCGCAGGCAGTTGCACGACACGACGATCGCCTGCCCGGTGAACCGGAGCACGATCTGGTGCGGCAGCGTGGGGTCGGCCAGCAGCACAGCGGCCAAAATGATCATCTCCTGAATCCAGTTCCTGCCCGCTCAGCGTACCGTGGGCCTCAGACAGCAGGAATGATGGCGGCGGCCGGGGCGCTACCATTCAGGCAAGGATGCTGACTGGAGGCAGATGTGGACCCGGACGCGATGGATACCGCTGAGATCACTGACGGGGTGTCGCCTGGCACCACCATCGTCGGCTGGAAGATCGCTGACCAGACGTCCTGGCGGATCAACCCGGACACCGAGGAGCCGTCCCCGCGCTGGTCGCACCAGCGGGTGTGGAAGCTGGAATCGGGTGGCTACGTGGTCGCCCGGCTGGCCTACAGCATGGTCTTCCACAAGGCGGTCACCACCTGCCTGACCGCGACTGGTGACCAGCGCGGCGCGCAGATGACCCGCGAGCAGATGATCAGCCTGGTGCAGGCCGCACCCGGGCAGCACGCCGAAGGCCGTACCATCACCGCCTTCGGCCTGGGCGACCTGGTCTCCTGCGAGGACTGCCAGCCGCCCTACCCCGAGGAGCTGAAGACCGGCGCGATCATCCGGTATGAGAAGCCGCGGGTGACCATCGACCAGTGCGACACCGCCGACGCGCTGGTCAGGCGGCTGACGGTGAAGAAGCGGCGCGGCGGCGTGGTCACCACCACGGTGCACGAGACCACCCGGGCGCTGCTGGAAGAATGCGCCCGCAACGACCCCACCTGGATCATCAGCGCCGAGCCCGCCGTGATCCGGTGAAGCGTCCCCCGTACTGACAGCGCGGCGTGCCACCATTAGGCCAGCAACCACCAGACACCCGGGGGCCACCCATGACTGGTTCAGCCGCTCCTGCCGCCGACAGACAGCCCAGGTACTGGGACGACACCGAGATCGCCTGCGTGCTGGGGCACCTGCGGCGCGGCCTGGAGGAGATCCGTGGCCGCCTGGGCATGCACAGCGCGATGGACCACCACCTGGTCACCATGGTCCGTGCTGGTGCCGGGCCGCGGGAACTGGCCGCGCAGGAAGGGCCGTACGCGCTGCCACGCATGGACGCCGAGCTGATCCACGCCGTGGTGGCGCTGATGGCGGGTGCCGAGCGCGGATGACCGAGGGCCGGTTCCACTACACGGTGATGATCAGCAGCGAGCTGATCACCGTCGACTTCCGCGATCCCATCGCGCCCGCGGTGCGCCGGGTGCAGGCCGGGGAGGCCCGCCCCGGCGACACCGCCGACATCCTCGACTGGTGGGCCACCCACGCCATCCAGTCGTTCAACTGCCGGCAGGGCAAGTGTGACCACGTAGTAGTCTGACCCCAGGCTGAGACAGGATTCTGATCATGACGACAGCTCAGGCACCATCCCGCGGCGGCGTGCTCGACCAGGTGCAGCTCCACCATGTCACCGACCTGGACACCCTCGACGCCTTCCGCAGGTGGGCCGGTGAGCGCCGCGACATCCTGTGCGCCGACACCGAATCGGCGGGGCTGGCCTGGTGGCGTGATAAGCACCGGATGACCCAGCTCGGGGACCTGTGGAACGGCTGGGCGTTCCCGCCGGAATGGATGGGCGGCGCGCACGAGGTTCTGGCCAAATACACCGGCCGGATCGGGTTCTTCAACGCCCCGTATGACTACCTCGTTCTCGGCCACCATCACGGGCTGTGGCTGAACTGGGCGCAGATCGAGGACGCCCAGCTCGCCTCCCACCTGGCCGATTCCGCGCCGCCAGGCATGCACCCGTCCAAGGCGCTCGCGCTGAAGCCCCGCGCCGCCCACGACATCGACCCGACGGCGATGGCCTGGCAGGGTGAGCTGGACGAGGCGATGAAGGCGCAGAAGTGGACCTACGCCACGGTGCCCGATGACTTCCCGCCGTTCTGGCGCTACGGCGCGGGTGACCCGGTGCTGACCAGCCACCTGCTGGCCAGGCACCTGCCCGAGGTCCGCGGGTCCTTCGGCCACGCCTACGACCTCGAACTGGCTTACGCGCGGATCTGCGCGCAGATGATGCACACCGGCATGATGATCGACCGGCCCTACATCATGCACTGGGAGGACCAGATCAGCGCCTGGTGCGCCCAGGCCCTCGCCTGGCTGGCCGCCGAGCACGGGGTGACCTCGGTGGAGTCGGGGGAGCAGGTCGGCGCGGCACTGCAGCGGGCGGGGGTGACGATCGAGCGGCGCACCGCCAAGACCGGCCGGCCGCAGATCGACAAGGAGACCATGGAGCACTACGCCGCCGCCTACCCGCAGGCGGCCGGGCTGATCTCCACGCTGCGCAACGCCCGCAAGGCCCAGGCGGTGCTCGGGCGGCACTTCGGCAAGTTCCTGGCGATGGCCGACGAACAGGACGTGATCCACTACGCGATCCACTCGATCGGCGCGGCGCACACGTCCCGGCAGTCGGTCACAGAGCCGGCGATGCAGACCTTCGACCGGGACTTCCCGCAGATCCGGGGCTCCTTCCGGCCCCGGCCGTCCATGGTGTTCTGCTCGTGGGACGCCGCGCAGATCGAGATGCGGATGGCGGCGCACTTCTCCGGGGACCGGCAGCTCATCGCGGACTTCGCCTTCTGCGATGACAGCGGCACGTCGTTCTTCGTCAACCTGGCCGGGCAGATCTACCGCACCGAGATCTCCAAGCGCGACCCGCGTTACACCATGACCAAGAACACCAGCTACGCGACCATCTACGGGTCCGGCCTGGACACGGCGGCGGCCACCGCGGGGGTGTCGGTCCTCGACCTCGAACCCATCTACGAGGGATTCAAGGCGCGGTACCGCACCCTGTCCCGGGACTCCTTCCGGCTGGTGCAGTCGCAGAAACGGCGCGGCCACCGGCCGCAGGTGCACACGCTGTGGGGCCGGCGGCTGTACGCCGACAAGGCCTACGCCCTCATCGACTACCGCATCCAGGGCAGCTCCGCGGAGATCCTGAAGAACGCCGTGGTGGGGCTCGACGCGGCCGGCTACGGCCCGGCGCTGCGGATCACCCACCATGACGAGATCTTCGCGGAGGTCCCCGCCGCCGACGCCGGGGCGGTGCTGCGGGATGTCACCGCGCTGATCACCGACCGCGAGCACTACCGGGTGCCGATCCTGTGGGAGGGCCAGATCATGAAGGAACGGTGGATCAAGTGACAGCACCAACGCTGGAAAAGATGCGCGAGGCTGCCCCGCACAACGGGCTCGGCCCGCGCTACTGGAAGAACGAGGACCGCGACATCCTGCTGTGGCGGGCCAGGGCCAGGATATGGGTCAAGCTCCACATCACCCAGCGGAAGTTCAATGGCCAGGGGTGCGGGTACTGCCTCCGCAAATCCAGGCGGCGGCGGCTGGTAGTCAGCCCGATCGACCATATCCGAAGCTATGTCTGGCTGTGTAACCAGAGGCGCTGCGAATCGAAACTGCTGGCCTGGGAGCAGATGGGCGCTGCCCGGGAACGCCGTGCCGTGCGTGACTGGGAGCTGCAGAACCCAGACCTGGTGGAGTACCAACTGACCCCGAAGATGCCCGCCCAGTACCCCTCGGTCAGCCGGGCTGTGCTGCGGGCGTTCCTTGACTCCGGTGAGGATGCCGCCACCGTGGACGGCAGCTCGATCGCTGCGATCAACGGTTCGATCCGGCGGCTCGGTTTCGCGGGCAAGGTCTATGCCGAGCAGCGCTCAGGCCAGGTCGTGATACGGAAGGTAGCCCGGCGGTGATTCCCCCGGTGGTGCTGTGGGTGGACCCGGGCGGTGACACCGGGCTGGCGTGGCTGTGGCAGTCCGGCACCGCGTTCTTCGCGGACGAGTGGAAGTTCATGGAGGCCGGCGACCACGTCGAGGACTCCTGCGCCCGGTGGGGGCCCGCGCTGACCATCGGGTACGAGACCTACACCATCATCCCCGGCACGCCGCAGGACGACGCGCACCACGCCATCGAGATGATCGGGGTGGTGCGGCGGTACGCCACCAGGTACCGGTGCCGGCTGCTGTCGGCCAGGCCCGAGCAGCGCAAGAAAGCCACCAGGGCGATGCTGGAGGCCCTCGGCTGGTGGGTGCCCGGCAAAGACGACGCGCAGTCCGCCGCCCAGCACATGCTGGCGTGGCTGATGCGCGAAGGGCAGATGACCCCGGCCATCGCGGCGGTACTGTCGGAGGCCGCGCGTAACGTGTAACACAGACCCAGATGAAGGATGATGATCATGGGGAAGAATGGCAGGAAATCCCGCTCGCACAACAGCACCCACGTCCCCGCAGACCCCGGGCTGCTGGCCGGCGTCGAGGCGGACATGGACCATCCGGACGCGCCCCGCAGGCCGCGCAAGCCGCGCTGGTGCCCGGACTGCACCCCCAACCGGTGCCTGTGCGGCTACAAGCCGGCGCTGTGTGTCTGCCCCGGCGGTGCCCGCGGCACGGTGATGGCGTGATCGAGATCAGCAAGCCGGTATGCCAGGCGGGCCACTTCGGCAGCCAGCGCATCGACGGCGTGCACGGCAGGCACATCGTGTGGTCCGGCGGCGGCTCCGAGGGCTACCAGTGCGAGGGCCTGACCCAGGAAGCCGCCGACGTCACCGCCATGGTCAATGAGCTGCGGGAAGTCGCGGGCAACATGGACCTGGACTGGCTGCGGGACAAGATGGTCTTCGAGTGCCACCCGGCGGTGCTGGCACTGATCCCCAAGTACGTCCTGCCGTCGTTCGGGGACTTCGCCGGCGGCCATCCGCAGGTGCTCCAGCTCGGCCTGCCGGTGGTGGCCGAGCCTGGCCTGCCCTGGGGCGGGTGGAGGATCGTACTGGCACAAGGGAGGATCACTGATGACCGGATCTAGCGGCGCGTGGGCCGACGTCATCCCCGGCTCGGACCCGCCGGTGATGGCCATCGGCTGCAGCCCGCCTGAGTACGTCCTGGCCAAGCAGATCCCCGGCTGCAACCACAGCAAGGACGACGGGTTCTGGAAGGTGCCGCTGTCCTGGCCCGCCTTCGGCGCGCTGATGACCGTGTTCCCGCCCAGGCCGGTGTACGCCGCCGACTCCGAGCTGCCCGCCTACATCCCGGGCATCCACATCTACCCCGGCCTGCAGGCCTGGGTGGCCGCCGCCCGTGAGCAGTTCGCTAAGCGGATGGCCGACCGGACGGCGCTGGACGCCACCGACCCGGAGATCCTGTCCTGGCTGGTGGGCAAGGAGCTGCCTGGCGGCCCGCAGCTCAACGGCCCGCAGCGCGGCGCGGTACAGTACCTGCTGAACTGGCGGCGCAACATCCTCGGGGACGCCCGCGGCAACGGCAAGACGCCGCCGCTGATCCGGGCCATGCAGTACCTGCACGAGCAGGAGTCCGCGCTGCCGGCGCTGGTGATCTGCCCCGACTCCGCGCCGCTGTCCTGGCAGCGGAAACTGGGCACCTGGGCACCCGAGCTGCGCACCGTGCTGATCACCGACTCCGCGGCCAAGCGGCGCAGCGCCATCGCCAAGATCGCGGCCGGGGACGCCGATGTCGGCATCATCGTCTGGCAGAACGTCCGGTTCCACACCCGGCTGGCCGCCTACCCGGGACAAGCGTTTGTCTCCTGCAATAAGCACGGCGGGTCCACCGGCAAATCGGCCACCGCGTGTGAGCAGTGCGAGAAGGAGTTCAACGAGCTGGCCTGGGGGGAGAGCGGGCGCGGGTTCCGCACCGTCATCCCCGACGAGGCGCACCGCCTCGCGGACCCGCACTCCAAGCAGTCCCGCGCGGTGTGGTGGCTGATGATGCACTCCGAGAACTGCTGGCCGACCACCGGCACCCTGACACCGAACTCGGTCAAAGACCTGTGGGCGATCCTGCACGGCCTCGACCCCCGGGCCTGGCCGTCCCGGTCCAAGTACCTGGACCTGTACGCGCTGCAGGACTTCGCCTTCGCCGGCAAGGGCAAGGTGATCCTCGACCTGCGGCCGGACACCGAGGCCACGTTCCACGCGGTGACCATGCCCTACTTCCGGCGCATCCCGCGCGAGATGGCCCGCCCCGGCGAGCCGGCGATGGCCGACCCGGAGTTCCGCTACCCGCCGATGGCACCCCGGCAGAAGCGGGTCTACGACGCCATCGCCAAGATCGGCCTGGCCGAGCTGGAGCCCGGCGAGACCCTGGTGCCAGCGAACTCGGTGGTGCAGTTCGGGCGGCTGTGCCAGCTCGCCACCGCGACCGTCGCCACCACCGACGTCGAGGACGCGGTGGGGTTCAGCGACCAAGCCGTCACCATGTGCGCGCCGTCCAACAAGGTCGATGACCTGATGGACTTCCTCGACAACGAGCCCGGCCAGTGGATCATCGGCATCAACTCCCCCGCCTGCGTGCGGCTGTCGGAGGCGAAACTGGCCGAGGCGAACATCGGCTGGACGAAGATCACCGGCGGCATGGGCCACACCGAGAAGGACGCCGCCGCCCAGCAGTTCCGCAGCGGCCAGGTGCGGATCATCTTCATCACCGACGCCGGCGGCGAGGCGATCGACCTCCCCGAGGCCGAGGGGATCTTCTGGATGCAGCCCGACCCGACGTTCCGGGGCCGGGAGCAGAAGACAGGACGGGGGGACCGGTTCGGCCGCACCACACCGTTCCGCCAGGTGTGGTCGCTGTCGGCGGGCACCGTCGACATCCGCCTCTACCAGCTCGGCCTGGTCAAGGAGGCCAGGCATGAGCAGATCACCCAAGATGGCACCGTGCTCCGCTGGATGATCGACGTCCAGCCGGGCGAGACCGTACCAGGAGATGACCATGACAGAACCCCTGCTGCATAGCCCCGCCAACGGGCCGCTGACCAACGGCGTCCTCGGGCTGTCCAACACCGAGATGGGCCAGTGGAAGCGCTGCCCGCGGCGCTGGTTTGTCGAGCATTACCTCGGCTTTCTGCCCGCCGATGAGAAGCCGTTCGGCAAGCGGCAGCTCGGCATCCGCATGCACACCGCCCTCGAAGGCTGGTACGGGCCGCGCTCGATCGACCCGAAGATCGTGCTCGACCTGATCTACAACGCCGAGATCACCGCGCACCCCGACGACGAGAAGGAACTGCGCGCCGAATGGGAGCTGGCCATTCTGATGGCCACCGGGTACCTGGACTGGGTGCAGAACGAGAACGCCGACGCCACCCTGCAGGTGGTCGCCGTCGAGCAGGAAGTCGCCGTGCCGCTGCCCGGCTTCGAGGGCCGGGTGGCGCTGCGCTGCAAGATGGACCAGATCGGCCTCGACACCGCCACCGGCTACTTCCACTTCATCGACCACAAGACCGTCGAGAACTTCGAGCGGGTGCACATGCTGCGGATGGACCCGCAGATGAAGACCTACAACCTGGTGCAGTGGCTGAAAGCCGGTTACCCGCCGCCGCAGCCCGGCGTGATGCCACAGATCCGCCCGGACGCGCCGCTGGTGCTCGGCGGGCAGGTCAACATGCTGCGCCGGATCAAGCGCTCGGCCAGGGCCAAGCCGCCGTTCTACGAGCGCTCCGACCCGTTCCGGTACGGCCCGGACTCGATGGCCGCGACCCTCGCCGGCATCCAGCAGGTGGCTTATGAGATCCTCCAGGCCCGCGCCGCGCTCGATCAGGCCTACGCCGCGGGCGGCACCGTCGAGGCGATCAACCATGTGCAGCGGACCATCTGCCGGCCGGTGGAGATCATGCACGACTGCTCGTGGTCGTGCCCGCACGCCGGCGGGCTGTGCATCATGATGTCCGACGGCTCCGACTGGGCGGGGGTGCTGGAGGAGTCCGGCCGTTATGTCCGGGCCGATCCTTATGATCGGTACAACCGGGGCGGCCTGGAGGCCATCCAGGCCCAGGCCGGCAGGCAGCAGCAGTAGGCTTGCCACCAGGACCAGGGAGCTGACTTGACGATCCAGCCGTACCAAGCCATACCGGCCGGGCTCGCGCAGCCCAACGGCCAGCCGGCCGCCACCCGCCAGATGCAGGGCCTGTCGTCGCTGTTCTTCGGCATCTACAAGGTGGGCAAGTCCTCTCTCGGGGACACCGGGCCCGAGCCGGTGCTGGCGCTGGACTCCGAGACCGCCGCGTCGTGGACGCCGAGCACCAAGATCTACTGGAACCCGCTGCGCGAGCAGGTGCCGAGCTGGCCGTGCGATCCCCGGGCGGCCAGCCCGCGCAACCCCGAGGGCCGCTGGCACACCTGCGTGGTGGTAGTGCAGGACTACAACCTGCTGCACACCACGCACAAGATCCTGAACACCGGGCAGCACCCGTTCAACTCGGTCACGATCGACTCTGTGCCGACGATCCAGCAGCGGGTGATGATGTCCCTCGCCGGCTACAAGAAAATGGAGCGGGACCACTGGGGGATGGTGCTGCGGCAGGTGATGGGGCTGATCTGGTCCTACCGCGACCTGCTCACCCACCCGTACCGGCCGGTGTGGGCGGTGACGTTCATCGCCGGCGCGCACTGGGATGACCGGATGCGCAAGTGGCGGCCGATCCTGTCCGGGCAGGCCGCGGACCTGACGCCGTACGTGCCCGACCTCACCGGGTGGCTGGAAGCCGCCCCGGACGGCCGACGGCACCTGTGGATCGGCCCGAGCCCCATCCACGAAACCGGCAACCGGCTGTGGGGCCGGCTGCCCGATGACATGGTGGTCGGATACCCCGGCCGCGTCGAGGGCTGGACCATCGAGAGCATGGTCGCCCAGGTGATCCAGAGTTAGGAGAAGATCAGGATCATGAGTTACCCCTACCAGCCGCCCGGTGGCGGCTACCCGCAGCAGGGCCCGCAGCAGGGCTACCCGCAGCAGCCGCAGCAGGGCTACCCGCCGCAGCAGGGCTACGCCCCGCCCGGCTACGCCCCTCCGCAGGGCCCGCCCGGGTATGCGGCACCGCCCGCCGGTTACGGCAGCCAGGCCGCGCCCGCGTCCGGTCCCGGCGTGTGGGACCAGGTCTACGCCTACGCCGAGCAGGGCGGCAGTTTCAAGCTGGAGCCGCACGGCACCTTCCCCGGTGTCGTGACCGAGGCCCCGTGGCTGCCTGGCGGCTTCAAGGACGGCACCAAGAACGGCTGGAAGCTGAAGCTGCAGTTCACCCAGGGCCCGCACACCGGCCGGAACATCTCCTACACCATGGTGGTGTCCCCGCTGACCAACGACGGGCAGCCGAACAACTTCGGCGCGGAGCGGCTGATGAAGGATCTGGCCGCCATGGGCATCCCGGTCGGGGAGAAGTTCTCGGGCATCCCCGGTGAGCAGCCGTACTGGCACCAGGGCATCACCGATGAGCAGGCCGGGCAGATGATGATCGGCAAGCCGGTGGGTATCGAGACCTACCTCGACACCGCCTGGGACAACACCAAGATCCGCCGCCTGCACAAGGTCGCTGGTGTTCCGCAGCAGCCGGCTCCCGGCCCGCAGACCGCTGTGGCCTACGGGCCGCCCGGAACTGGCCCGGCGCTGCCGCCGCAGGGCTACGCCCCTCCACAGGGTCCTCCACAGCCTGTGGGCCCGCCCGCCGGTCCTCCGCCGCAGCAGTACGCTCCGCCGCAGGGCCCCGCCGCGGGACCACAGCAGGGCTACCCCGGGCAGCCGTACCCGCCGCCGCAGGGCGCGGCTCCGGGGCCCGGTGCCGTGGGCCAGCCGGGCCTGGGGCAGTTCACCGCCGAGGGCCAGGGCCAGCAGCAGTGGAACCCGGCGCAGGGCCAGGGCCAGAACGGCATGCCGCAGCAGCCAGCTCCCGCGGCGCAGCCACCGCAGGGCCCGCCGGGGCAGGCACCGCCGATGCCGCCCTGGGCGACCGGCCAGTAAGACTGCCCGCCCCGTAGGCCCCGCTTGCGGAGCGGTCAGGCCGCCCAGGCCGGCCCACAACGACTCGGGCGGATGGAGCCCCGGCGCACCAGTTCGATCACCGGTCGCCGGGGCTCCGTGCTGCCTGGCGGGGAACAATAACGCCCGCTCAACCGTTGACAGAAGTGCGGGCCAGTTCATATTCTGGCCGGTAACTGACCAAGGAGATGACCATGACAGAGCAAGACCAGGCCCCCGACTACAGCGCCGACCGCGTGGTGCGGGTGCCCCGGCACGAGGGCAAGCCCACTCCCGAGACCGTGGCGGCCTACCTGCCGTCCAACTACCGGGTCAGCAAGGTGGATTCCTGGCAGATCCTGGTGCGCGGCAAGGACGTCGCCGGCTGGACCGTCGAGGACTACGTGATCCCCCGCCTGGGCTCCGGGCTGATCCACGCCGAGCCGGTTCAGCGGGAGGTCAACGCGATCTACCAGTTCCGCACCGGACGTGACGGCGGCTCCGGGTCGTTCCTGTGCCCGCCGGGCCACCCGGCGCACACCTACTCGATCTACGGGTTTCACAGCTCGGGCAAGGGCAAGCCGCGCGTGGACCGGCCGTCGGGCCCGGACGCGATCATGAGCATCGAGACCCTGGCCGAGGACGAGGGCGGTTACTACCCCGCCGGGGTGGTGGCGCGGGCCCGGCGCATCCTGGCCGAGGCGCAGGAGAACATGTCCGAGCTGTGGGTGCGCAGCGTGTACGGCTACTTCAAGCACAGCTACTCCCCCGACGGGGTGGACCGCAACGTGTCCAACGCGGTCAGCGCGAGCAAGCTGCACTGCGCCTGCGGGGAGACGTTCTGGAACGTGCGCGGGCTGGACTACCACATCGACCACACCCACGGTGGCACCAGCAACAGCCACCACCAGGTGCCTGGCCCGGAGTACCCGGACGAGCACCACCTGGGCTACCTGTGCGTCAAGTCCTACTTCCCGAACCACACCCCGCGTCACGACCTGATCGAGAGCGGCGGCAACTACGGCTCGGGGCCGTGCACCAAGTGCGGCGAGGGCGTCCAGTACGAGGCCCGGAATGACGCCTACTGCGTGGTGAAAACCCAGCCGTGGTCGTGGAACCCGGACTGCCCCAAGGGCGGCCGGCACACCATCGAGGGCATGACCCCCGACGGCACCTGGCCTCCCGCACCCGGGACCGGCCACTACCACGACCCGTCCGGCCGCTACGACTACTGCGACGACCCGGCCTGCCGGCGCAGTAAGACTGGCCCCGGCTCGGCTGAGCACCACAGCGACAGCAGCTACGAGCAGGTCCGGCAGATCACCGAGGAAATCTCCCGCATAGCGGGTAACTGAAGAAAGGCACAGGGGACCGGGAACGCCTCCGGTCCCCTTTAGCCATTGGCAGAATAGGATTCCGATCAAGGAGAAGACCATGACCGAGGAATTGCGCGGCGGCTACCAGGTGATCGCCACCGCATTCAACGAGACCTTCGAGTTCCCCGACGGGCGCGGTGACATCGACCGCCGTCAGGTGGAGATGTGGTTCGTCCGGCAGACCCGCAACAAGGACGGCAACCGGCCACCGCTGCCGGTGAACGAAAACCCCGAGGCGGCGCACTCGCAGCCGTACTACGAGTTCGACGTACCCCCGTGGATCGACTGGGCCGCTGCGGGCGTCCCGGGCCGGTCCCGCAAGGGCTGGGTGATCCCGGTGCGCAAGGGCACCGACACCATGCCCGAGCACAGCTACTACGGAGCGGGCTGATCACGATGGCCAAGTGGTATCTGCAGGGCTTGGCCCTGACGGGCCGGATGCTGGGTGAGTTCTTCTTCTGCCTGGTGACCCCGCAACGGCCGGATGAGCCCTACCCCTCGGTCACGCTAGCCGCTGACATCAGCACCTGGCAGAACAGGAGGCCGGCGTGACCGCCGAAGCCTCCCCCGGCCTCGGGCCGGTGCGGGACGTGTGGGGCCCGGAGAAGGCCGCTGTGGGCGACACCGTGGTGTTCGACTACAAGAACAAGCGGGTGCGCGCCCGGGTCACCTGGGTCGCCCAGGCCGCCTGCTACGCCGAGATCGGGGAGGCCGAGCACCGGCTGCCCTGGTCGGAGGTCGTGGCAGTAATCAGGCGAGGAGAATGATGGCACGGTGGGAACTGATCACCCTCGGGGTGTTCTGGGCGGTCGCGCTCAACCTGCCCGAGCGGTTCGGCTGGTGGTGCGCGCGGACCACCCTGGCCCGGCTCGATCGCGGGCTGCCCTACTGCCACATCTGCGGCAAGCCGCCGGTGCGGTGCCCGTACGCCGAGACCTCCCGGGAGGCGGCCCGGTGCCCGAACAGCGCCAATCCGCCAGGTTAGATCTCGCGGTCCAGCCGGGCGGCGCGGCGGCTGCGGGCCGCCCGCCGCCCGGCCACGTCGTAGCCGCTGCCCACCGTGCCGTCGGCGCTGGTGAACACCCCCGGCTGTTCAGGCTCTCTCAGGCCGCCCCAGCCGCTGCCGGGGCTGGCCAGGCCGAGGCGCGGCCGGCGCACCAGCACGTCGGGCATTACCGCCTTGGTGTCATCCCCGGGATCGGGCCCTGCGCAGTCCTGCATACCCGCAGGCTACCGCGAGCACCGCCGCGGAGATGGCGAGCTGGCCGTGCAGCGCGGCGGTGTGGAGCAGAAGCATCGAGTGGTGGTACATGTCGCCCGCGGCCTGCGGCACGGTGTGGTGGTACATCTGGCTGCCGCCCATGACGGTCCTCCAGGGTGAGCTGTGATGAGGGCCCGATCGTAGGCACCAGCAGGGCAGGCTGTCCACCCACGGGAACAGAACTGCCTGCTCAACTGTTGACAGAAGTGCGGGCACAACGGTGTGCCCAGCAAGGAGAGGTAATGGATGCCCCGCTGGTATGACGCCAACGGGATGCGGGTCGAAGTGATCGTGATGAGACTGGTCGGAGACCAGGGCAACCTGAACGCGAGGGCGCTCCCACCGTGCGAGGGGGAGCAGTTCTCAGTCACCCACCCCGGCGGGTTCCACGCCGGCTACTACCGCACCGTTGCGGACCTGGCCGCGTCCGGCAAGGTCGACATGGACACACTCGAACTAGATGAGGAGAGCACACATGAACGGCAAGATCACCACGAACGAGAGGCAGGTGCTGAGCCTGCTCTCCGCCTCGTCACTGACCGGCCTGGCCGAGCTGGCCAGCGCTCTCGGCCGCAGTCCCGAAGGTATATCGCGGACCACCGCAAGCCTCGTCCGCAAGGGACTGGCCGTACGCGGAAAGCTCCCTGGCGGCAAGGCCGGTTACCGGCTCATCAACCGTTGACAGAATGTCTGAGCCGCCTTGTAGCATAGGCGGAAGAAACACCAGGAGATGACAATGACAATAGACACATTCACCGAGGCCGGCCTGACGGTCGAGATCGACCACGACCCGGACACCGGCTCCCCGCGCGACGACATCCACGGCTGCGACCTGATCATGTGGGGCCGGCGGTGGAACTTCCCCAACGACGCCGGGCTGGACATCGCCTCGTTCGGCAACGGCCCGGCGTGGCCGCAGATCGAGGGCCACCTGCTGGAGGCCGGGGTGGCGCTGTACAGCCAGCCGGTCTGGGTCTACGAGCACAGCGGCATCGCGCTGTCCACCGGGCCGCGCACCTACCCCTTCGATGACAAGTGGGACTCCGCCCAGTGCGGCGTGGCCTACGTCACCGCTGAAAACTGGCGGGAGACCCAGGGCACCGAATGGACCGGGTCCGATGAGGACAAGGCGCAGGCGGCCAAGCTGATCGCCGGTGACGTCGCGGTCTACAGCCACTACATCAACGGCGACACCTTCTGCTGGGCGGTGCTCGGCCCGGACGGCGAGACCCTCGACTCGTGCGGCGGCTACTACGGCTGGGAGGACGTCGAGGCGGCTGCCCGGGATGCTGCCAAGCAGGCCGCCGCTCCCGAGAGGGTGCCCCTGCCTGACACCGTGATGTACCAGCGGATGCGCGCCGGGCACCGCACCCGCTGCGGCCACGAACTGGACGCTGTCCTGGTGAGTAACGGCGACGGCACCTGCCGCATCGAGCGGTCCTGCTGCACCGGGGATGACTGGGCCGGCCCCGGGTTCACCGCTCGCAACGCCGAGAGCGCGGACACCACCTACGAGGCCGTGGTGGCGATCACCGAGGAGATCAGCCGCATCACGGGCGTGGAATAGAAATCCCAGCCCAACTGTTGACAGAAGTGTAAGCAGCCGCCATCATGGAGTGGCAGGCAGACCAAGGAGATGATGATGACAGAGCAGACGTTCAAGGTGCGCGACAAGGTCTACGTGATGGACGGCGCGACCTGGCCCGACATGGTGCCCAGCGCCAAGTACCCCGGTCAGTGGACCGTCGAGAAGGTCAACCCGCGCACCCTCGGGCTGCGGCAGGGCCCGCGCGGCCTGAAGGCCGACAAGGCGCTGTGCACCAAGGAACTGCCCGAGGGATACACGTCGACCACGGCCGGCACGTCCGAGACAGTGGACCTGGCCGTCGGCCAGCCCTACCGCACCCCCTGGACCCAGGGCACCATCGTCCGGTGGCCGGCCGCGAAGGACAATGTCGGCCAGACCCTGTTCGTCATCATCCGCGATGACGGCGGGGACCGGATCAAGCGGATGGTGCCGCTGGGCAACGAGACCGGCCGGTACTGGAGGGACGTGCTGGCCCGCGCGCTGGAGGAAGTCAAGCTGGACGACCTGCTGGCTCCAGGCGTCGAGAAGTAACACCCCGACGGGGGGTCCGCCGCTGGCGGGCCCCCCTTCAGGCGTATGAGGAGATGATGATGATGATGAACGACATCACCTACAAGGTCGAGATGTTCGACCTGGGCAAGTGGAAGGTCGAGCCGAGCGGCGAGTTCGTCGTGGGCCGTGACGCGCCCACCGACACCGACGCCCACGAGGCGGCGGTGAACCTGGCTGAATCACTCGGCAGCAACCCGGTACGGGTGGTCAAGACCACGGTCGAAGTGGTCTACGCCCACAAGGGCGAGCAGCCCTGGCCGTCGCTGGACACGCTAGAGCGGGCGGGAGAGGACCGGTAATGAACAGCACACCCCCCGCCGCCTGCTCAGGCTGCGGCCTGCTGCTGGCCCTCGGTGAGGGCGAGGAAGCGCACACCTACCGCACCGCGAAGAACGCCCCGCGCCCCGGGAAGTACTTCTGCAACGGCAGCGAGGACGCCCGGCACCACATGGAAGGCTGCGAGCACCCGGAGTACCCCGCCGAAGGCTGCGCCAACTGTGAGGAGCGGCTCGGGCTGGAGCCCGCCGACGTCCAGGTGCTGATCACCTACCCCGACGAGGAAGCCTGGGAGGCCGCCCGGATCACCGGCGTGGACGTCTACCCCATCGACGTCAACCTGCAGCCGATCCCCGGCCTGCAGCGGGTGTACAAGGTGGCCTCGACCGTGCCGCAGCCCGAGCACTGCCACGGCCCGCAGGAGCAGGACCGGTCATAAAGGAAAGGGAATGGCGGGCGGGTAAACCGATGTGAATTGTCGGCCCCGCCCGTTAAGGTATTACCAGGGAGATGATGATGATGCTGGATATGAACCGACTTGCCGAGATCATAGTGGTCTCGGCGTTCAACGCCCACCCGGAATGCCCGGACGCCGCCGAGGCGTGCGCCCTGCAGCTTGTGGATGCCCTGTGCGGCCTCGCCGCCGAGGCGCTCGACGCGCGGGCGCAAGCGCGCTACGAACAGCGCTACCAGCCCGCTGAGAGCGACCCCAGCCCCGATGTCAGTGCGGCGGAGTTCTATGGAGCCGGGAGGGGGGCGTAATGCGCAAGATGGCCACCCAGCACCACTGCGTCCACCGGTCCAACCCGGACCTGCCCGGGGTGCACACGCAAGGCGGCGGCATGCCGAAGCGCAAGCGCTGCGCCTACTGCGGCGGGGACCTGGTGACCGAGCACGGGCTCCATGGCGTGTTCGTCTGGCAGGCCGACGGCCGGTACCCCTACCAGGACGCCGAGAGTGTCTACTACCACGCCTGGGCCGCCCAGGCCCGCGCGGACCTGCTCAACGACACGCCCTACGACGGTGGCGGCATGGTGGTCCGCTGGATACCCGAGACCGCCATCCCGGTGGCCGAGGGCGGGAAGGCGCGGTAGTGCTGCCGCCGTCGGGCCGCCGGCCCCGCACCGCCCCCGTCGACTCGGGGGTGATGGGGCACATCTACACGGTTCACTTTTCCGCCAGGATCAAGACCACCGCCCCGCCCCGGCACTGGCCGCAGCACTACACCGGCTGGACCGCCGGCCTCGAAGCCCGCCTCGCCGCCCACGCGGCCGGGGCGGGCTCCGTGCTGTTCCGGCTGGCCATCGAGCAGGGCATCACCTGGGAAGTGGTGGACGTCCGCCCCGGTGACCGCAACCGCGAGCGGGCGATGAAGCAGAGCAGCGCCACCTGGCGCTGCCCGGTATGCAAGGCGGCTAGGATGGCCGCAGATCAAGGAGATGATTCTGAATGGCAGGAGACGAGTACCCAGCGGGAACTGTCGACGTCGGCGGTGTGACCGTCAACGCCTACGTGACCGATGCCGGCGAATGGTTCGCCGTCACCGGGGAGACCGGCCGGCGGGTCACCGCGGACAGCAAGCAGGAGCTGGAAACCCAGCTCCGCAAGATCGGCAAAGCGGCGACCTCGAAGCTGTCGATCCCGTTCATCCTGGCGACCGGCGGCGCGGTGCGGACCTACAAGGCCGGCACCGTGGTCGGGCGGCACGGCGGCAACGGCAACCTGATCGTCAAGCTCGACGGCAAGACCGGCACCGAGCAGATCTCCCGGCATGATGTCGGCCGCACCGTCCTCGGCGGCGAGGCCACGATCGAGGAGTGGAGCCGGCTGAAGGAGGCCGCCGACGCGGCCGGCCGGGATCTGTACGCCTACGAGGTCAGGCACCGCATCGACCTGATGGGCATGGTCCGCGAGGCCATCGCCGCCCAGATCGGTGAGGAGCCCGCCAGTGAAGACTGATCGCAGGCCTGGTGCAACCGCGCGGGGCCTGGAAGGATCAGGAGCATGACCGGGGAGTACGAGGTCGGGTCGGTCTGCACCGGCTACGGCGGCCTCGAAGCGGGGGTTGTCGCCGCGCTCGGCGGCACCCCGCGCCTAGCGTGGGCCGCGGACAACGATGAGCACTGCGCCACCATCATCGGTCACCGGTTCCCCAGCGTGCCGAACCTGGGTGACATCACCAAGATCAAGTGGGAAGACGTCCCGCCGGTGCATGTGCTGTGCGGGGGGTTCCCCTGCCAGCCGGTGTCGAACGCGGGCAAGCAGAAGGGAACCGCCGATGAGCGGTGGATCTGGCCGTACATCCCGGCAGGGATCAGCAGAATGGCAGCACGGCCCAGAGTGCTCGTGTTCGAGAACGTCCCTCGGCTGCTGTCTATCGAAGGCGGGGCAGCCATGGACGCCGTCGTGCGGTCGCTGGCCGCGCTCGGGTATGTGGGGCGTTACGGGCTTTTCCGAGCTGACTGGGCCGGATGCTGCCACCGCCGCGAGCGCTGGTTCCTCGTCGCCGTTGATGCCCACGCCCTCAGCCCGGGACTTCAAGGGGGCCTACCCGCGGGGGGACATCCGCTCGGACACCGGCCAGCCGGCCTCGCCGTCGCACCTGGGCCTGGTGGCGGTGGTCACCCGGTTCCTGCCGACGCCGACCACGGCTGGGCGGGGCTCGGGTGGAATGGACACCCGGGACCGCAGGGAGGGCAAGCAACTGCCCGCGGAGGTCTCCCGGCTGTTCCGCACGCCGGGGGCGAACCTGGGTTCCAACGGGGGAGCGCAGCCGGCGGCCAAACGGCTGGCGGGTGGCCACCACCCGTCGATCGAGGATCAGGTGGCGGGGCTCGCCTTGCTCCCTACCCCGCTCACTGGCGAGGCCCGGCACGGCTCCCCGAACCAGCACCGGTCCCGGGGCGACACGATGCTGACGGGAGAGATCCTGCGGCTGCTGGCTGGCCGGAATCTGGGCCAGTCCCCTACCCGGGCGGCGAAGCTGGGACAGCGGTCGACTGGGCGGAGTACGGCCCCGCCGTCGCCCGGTGGGAGCGGGTCTTCGGCATAGCCGCCCCGTGCCCGATCGAGCCCGGCCGGAACGGCCAGCCGCGCATGGCCGCCGTCTTCCCTGAGTGGATGATGGGCTTGCCGCCAGGCTGGGTCACCGGCGTGCCGGGGCTGTCCCGCTCTGCGCAGCTCCGCGCGATCGGCAACGGCGTGGTGCCCGCCCAGGCCGCGATGGCGGTGGCCTACCTGTACGGGCCGCTGGAGCCCGCCGACCGCCCGCCGGCCAGCTCGCCCGCCATCCCGCTGCTGCCGACGATGCACGGAGTCGGGGAGGACGCGCACGGCAACGAGCTGAACATGGTGGTGCGGACGGTGGCCGGCCTGAGCAGTACCGCCCGGTCGGTGGCCAAGCACCGCGGGCTGCGGACGCTGCCCACCCCGCAGGCCTCCGACGCCGCCGGCGGACGGGTGGACCGGGAAGTGGGCGGCACCAGGCCGAGCGGTGCGAAGCGCTCTGTCAGCCTGGCCACCGCCATCGAGCACGCCCGGCGCGGAAAGGAATAGAATCTCCTGCTCAACTGTTGACAGAAGCGTAGGCCAGCGCATAGTCTGGCAGCAAGATTCTGATACAGGAGATGACATGGAAGACATCACCGTCGGCCCCGCGTACGGGCGGGACTACCCCTCCAAGGCCAAGGCCATCGAGGCGTGGAACCAGGGCAAGGACTTCACCGTCCTGTCTATGGGCGCGCACACCGGCCGCGCCGTCAACAAGGCCGACGCGCAGACTTTCGGCGTCAGCCGGGTGACCATCCGCTACAAGCGGCACACCATGGCCGTCGTGATCAACGCGGACGGGACGGAGCGCCGGTAATGAAGTGGGAGACCGAGCACGGAGCCGGATACGCAGTGCCCGCCGAGATCATCTCGGCGGGCCTGCCCGACGTCTCCTGGCACAACGACGCCTGCCCCGCCTTCGGCAGCCAGGCGAACGACACCGACTACTGCCTGTGGGTGGAGCACCCCGACCCGGATCAGCGCGAGCTTGACGGCGGCCGGTTCTCGGTCACCACGGCCAACGGCGAGTTCACCGTCTACAACGGCGACGACATCGAGGCGGCCCTCGCCGCCTACTTCGAGGCCACCGGGACCACCCCGGTGGCCGAGCGGCTGGCCGAGCAGGACAAGGCGGGCCAGCCCTACACGCCGCTGCACTGGACCCGGATGGACTACGCGCAGGCCCTGGCCATCGCCCGGTCCAAGCACCCGTCCCGGGTGCTGGCCAACACCCACGGCTACCGGTTCGGCAAGTTCACCGAGCACGCCGGCATTGGCAGCACCGAGGTCCGGGTCCACCTGATCGGCCAGCACATCGCCACCTTCACCCCCGAGGGCGTGTTCCTGTGGTCCCGTGGCTACGTCACGGTGACCACCAGCGAGGCCCTGTCGGCGCTGGTGACCGGCGGCTACTTCTACCACGAGGGCGGCGTGCTGTACTTCAGCGCCTACGAGACCACCGGGGACCGCCGGACGGGCACCCGCCACAGCGAGGGGTCCATGTACCCCTACAAGATCAAGGAGATGTCATGATCACCCACAGCGTCGTGGGCCAGCAAGACCAGCTAGGCCAGCGGTTCCTCACCTGCGCGTGCGGGCACCGCACCAGCGGCGGCATCGGGGACCGGATCGCGGAGCGGAACATGGACTACCACATCGTCACCGCGCCGTATGAGGGCAAGGCCCTCAACGACATCATGGACTTCGGCCACCCGGTGCGGGTGCACGGCGGCGGCGGGATCTCCGACGCCGCCGGGGTGCACGCGCCCGAGCTGACGATGGCCTGTGACGATGACGGGCAGATCTCCGCCGAGCACGAGGCCGACTACGTCCGCGAGGCGTGGCAGCAGGGCTGGGTTCTGCTGGACGGCTGGACCGGCCAGTACTCCTACACCGGCCCGGTCATGCACCCGTCGGAGTTCGTCGGCGGCGGGCTCGAAGCCCACATCCGGCGCACCCCCGGCACCTACGTGACCGTGGTGGTCGACACCGCCGATGAGAGCGAGCCGGCCGGCTGGGCGGTCGCCTTCCGCCCCGACCACGCCGAGAACGGGCACGAGCCGGGCCGGCTGCACTCCTGCGCCGCCTGCGATGCGTTCTGCTACTGCGAGCCCGGCACCGAGATCTGCGTGTACGACGGGCCGCAGCCACACTTCTACCGCCAGCCCCCGCAGATCATCGAGGCCACCGAGGCCGACCAGGGCTGCTGGGTCGAGGGGCACTGGGGCCAGTACGGCCTCGCGCACCTGATCCAGAAGGCCGAGAGCCACGGCTACCCGGTGCCCGAGGTCATCGACCTGGCCGACCGGAAGATGGCCTCGATGAGCCCGCGTCCCGCCGAGAGCCTGACCCTCGATGAGGAGGAAGTGCTGTCCGACGCCGCCGACGGCGTCGAGCGGTGGCTGAACGACAACGTCGCCCCGGACGGCTACTCCTTCGGCTGGTGGGAGATGGAGTTCTACCTGTGGCCGGAATGGCAGTGGGAGGACCCGTACGCCGAGGAGCCGCCGGCCGCGACCGGGCCCGCCGCCGTGGCGGCCACCACCGACGCCGACGCCGGCTACGAGCGGGTCCGCGACATCGCGGACCAGATCACCAGAATTGCAGGTAACTGATCATGAAGCTGTACACCATCGGCTACGGCTCCGACCGTATCGGCATCACCCGCGCGCAGGTGCCCACCGCCCTGCGCGAGGGCGCGCGGGTCTACGAGCTGACCATGCCGCCGGCCAGCTCGCGCAGCTACCGGTCCACCTTCCGCGCCATCGCCGCCGGGGTGCTGAACACCAAGCCCACCGCCCGGTCCCGCTACACGGGCTACCTGACCGGCGAGGAGGCCCGCGTGGCCATCGCCGCCGGACAGGCGGTCGAGTGGCTGACGCCCTGCCTCGACACCGAGGACGCCATGCTGCGCTCCGGTGCCTGGATGCACGCCGGCAGCGCCGCGCACGGCTTCGACGGCGGGCCCGAGGAGCAGTACGCCCCCGAGCCCTGGTGCCGGCAGTGCGGCTGCGGCGAGGGCGGCGGCCAGCACCACGGTGGCATGCCCGAGATCAACGTCCCCGCGTTCACCGAGGACGGCGAGCAGCTCTACGGCCTGGGCGGTGCGGAATGAGCGGGCTGGAGGAAGTCCTGGCCACCGTGGACCGGAACAAGGCGGTCGTCCTCGATTGCCCGGCCTGCGGCAATCCGAGCGGCGGCATCCACGCCCCCGGCTGCGACCCGGCGCGGCGCATCGAGCACCGCATCCGGCAGTTCGCCCGTGCCGGTGACTCGCTCACCATCGAGGGCATCGGGGAACTGTCCCGCGTGATCAGCGCGCTGTCCTGGCAGGCCCAGGAACTGATCTCCGTCCGTGACAACCTGTCCCAGAGCGTCTGGGGCTGCGACTACAAGGATCTGCCATGACCACGCCACTAGGGCTCCCGTACGCCGAGGCGGGGGTGGACGTCAACGGCTACTACCTGACCTGCCCGCGCTGCAAGCGGAAGATCAGGGGCCGCGACATCCCCGCCACCGTGACCGTCCTGGGCCCCGCCGACGAGGCGACCGTCGAGGACACCGAGACCAAGGCCGCGGGCGCGGCCTACGCCACCCACTTCGAGGCCGAGCACGCACCGCCGATGCTGTGCGAGCACCGGCCCTACCCGGGCGCGGCCTACCACTGCTACGCCGACGCCGGCCACTACCGCCCGGCGGGCCACCCGGACGGCGCGGACATGCACCACGACACCGTCATCTGCTGGGATGAGGCGGGGCGGATGACCAACGCCGACGGCAAGCCCATCGAGTAGGCCCCCGGCGGCGATCCACCGCCGGGCCAAGGGGGCGGGCCTTCCTCCAAGGGGGGCAGGAAGGCCCGCCCGCCACCACAGAAAGGATCTCACCCATGCACAAACTACGGATCAGCAGGGCCGCGCTCACGGGCGCGGCTCTTGCCGTTGCGGCAGCCGCCGTCCTGGCGCTCCCGGCCAGCTCGGCCTCAGCGGGCCAGCGCATCCCAGGCCCGTGCGACCAGGGCACCGTCAAGAACGCCATCGGGCTCGGCCCGGGTGGCTACCTCGGCGTGTGGTGGAACCCGGACTCCGACTCCTCGACCACCGACGGCTGCGCCGCGCTGTGGTCCCAGGTGAGGGACTGGTCCGGCAACACCACCTACGGTGGCAAGGTCTACTACGACAACGGCATCCACTCGGTGGCCCACACCAAGGACGGCGGCGCGATGCGCTGGGGCCGGGCGTGGATGTTCATCAACGGCCAGTGCCAGTACAAGACGGAGTACAGCCAGACCGGGCCCACCGGCTGGATCGTCGCCACTTGTCCCTAACCTCGGCTGTGCGGCCCCGCCCGGATGCTCCCCGCCGGGCGGGGCCGCCTGGTGTTTGGCCACCCAGTCCGCGAGGGCCTCGCGCATCGCGTCGGTGTTGGTGATGCCCCGGTCCCGCGCGGTCGCCAGGAACGGCAGCCACAGCTCATCCTCGATCCGCCCCGCGCTGCGGTTGCTTGTAGGCACAAGACCCCTTCCCGGCGGTACAGTGGTCCTCGTGGCTGTAAGTACAGGGGCGCGAGACGGCACACCCCAGGACGTCCGGGTGGCCGACCTGGTGGTGGGCGGGGTATGTGTCGCCGCGACGATCGCCGCACTGGTGCTCTCGTACCGGAACCTGCTGGATTTCGCCACCCATCATGGCAGCCCGCTGTGGGCCGCAGTAGCGTTCCCGTTGATCATTGATGTGTTCGTTGTGGTCGGTGAGGGCAGGCTGTACAGCGCCACCCGCCGCGACGAGGGGTGGTGGATGAAGGGCCGGATGTGGGGCCTGACCCTGTTCGGCCTGGCCGCGTCGATGGCGGGCAACTGGCTGCACTACCAGTACGCCCCGCTGTCGTGGAAGATCGCCGCTGCCGCCGCGCCGTTGTGCGCGGCGATATGCCTGGGCGTCGGGCTCGGGCTGGTCAAGCTGCACACCCGCGGGCAGGACACCGCGCCGTCCGAGGAGCCCCGGCCTGGGGCGGCTTCACGGCGGCGTCCTGCATCTCGTGCGGCGAAGGCCACCCGGGCCCGGCGTCCAGCGGGCACCCCCGACCCGGGCCTGGTGGCCAAGCTGATCGAGGACGCCGGGCACGGGCTGCCGCTGTCCTGGCGGAAAGTCGTGGAACGGCACGGCGTCACCCAGTACGCCGCGCAGAAGGCGATCCCCGCCGCGCGGGCCCACAGCAACGGCGCGGGCTAATTTCCTACGTCACCCCGTCCATGATCGCTCTTAAAGATCGGTCAGATGACGGATGTCTCGCCCTGGGCCGGTTGCCAAAACTGGGCTGGCACCTACGTCACCCCGGAGGAGCCCCCGGATGATGTTCCATCACGGCGTCACTGCGATGCACTTCCACGGCGGCCCGGTAGGCGACGGCCCGATGCACTACCACGGCCTGGGCCTGCTGCACATCTTCGCGCTGAGCGGCTCGGGCGCGATCCTCGCCGCGGGCGCGGTCGCGGCAGCCGCGTCGATCGCGGTAGCGCGGATCAGGGGTCGCAGGTCCCGCACTGCGCCAACCGCCTGACGTCGCCTGGCAGCCGCGCGACCGTGCGCCCGCTGTCCAGGGTGACTGTGATGAGCATCGGCGGCTGGCCACCGGCCGCGTGGTGCCAGGCGGCGTCACACTCCCCCATGCTCCAGTCCCGCAGCGCGGATACCACCCGCCCGTAGCCCTCGCCGGTGACCTCGACCCGGTCGCCGGCCAGCAGCGCGCTCACAGGTCCACCAGCAGCCGGGTGCGGTCCCCCGGCCAGATGGTGACCGAGCAAAACACCACCTGCCGGCTGAACTGGGTGGCCCCGGTGCGGTACTCCACCAGCACCGGCACGCCAGGAGCGATCAGCAGCCGGCCCGCCTCATGCACGGTCGGCATCCGGGCCTCGATCTCCACGGTGAACGTGACCGGGGCGTACCCGATGCCACCCAGGTAGGGGACCGAGCCCTCGGTGATGTCGTCGGGGTAGACCAGCTTGGTGCCCGCCGCTATCAGCCGGGGGAACCACCAGGCCGCGAGGTTATGCGGCCGGCCGGCCGCCGTGCGGAGCTGCTCACGCACGACTACCTGGTCGCGGGGGTCCAGTTCCAGCCACCCGGCCATGCCGCCCGCCTCGGCCGCCCACACTGACAGCTCAACGCCCGCCTCCAGGCCGAGCGCGGCGACGTCGTGCGCCCACGAGTCCGCGCCCGGGGTGGGTGACTGGCCACCAGCCACCCGCGAGGCCGGCCGGGTGACGTGGATCTCCAGCAGCACCCGCTCGGCCACCCGCCGCCGGGCGGTGCCCTCACCGCGGATCAGGCCGCGGGTGGTCAGGTGCTCCAGCGCCCGGCGCACGGTGTTGCGGGACACCCCGTGCTCGCGGGCGAGTTCGGCTTCGGACGGCAGCTCGTCACCCGGGCTGTGCTTGCCGCTGGTGATGTCGTCTTCCAGCGCCTGGGCGACTGTTTTCCACAGGGCCACCGGAATTACCTCCCCGCTGTAGGGACTTGTACCGACAAAGAGCGTACACTCAGGTGTCTACCCGTGACCGTGAGGGAGGCGGCGATGGCAGAGCGTGAGGCACACATCGAGACCGATTCCGGCCGCCATGTTGCCACCATCCGGCTGGACGAGCGGGACGTTCCCGACGGGCTGCAGCGCGCCGCGCAGAACTGGCTGTCGGCCGACGGCTGGGACCGGGACACCTGGCCGGACTTCAAGGTCCGCTCGGGCCGGTATGAGATGAGGGCCGCATGATCGGGCTGCTGCTGGAGTTCATGCTGATCATGTTCGTGCAGGGGGCGATGATCGTTATCCCGGCGGCCATCCTGGCCGGGCTGATGCTGATCATCGGCCGCCGGGCCTGGGCCCAGATCGAAGCCCGCTGGCCATGGCTGATCGTGATCACCGCACCGGAAGGATGGTGGGACTGATGGCTGGCCACCGCCGCCTGCTGGCCGACGGCACCCGGCAGCCGCGCCGCTGTGACGCCCGGCCCGAGCGCTGGCGGGACCAGCTCCAGGCCGCGCCGACCGGTGAGGCGCAGCTCGCCACCGCCTACGACTGGTTCCGGGCCACCGCCGCCCGCTCCGCCGACCGCCAGGCGCTGATGCACCAGGCCGCCACGTTCCTCGCCGGCCTGGCCGCCGGCACCGAGGGGAGAGCCGCATGACCGCGCCCGTCGACCTGCCCGTCCGCCCGACCGAGGAGGAAATCCCGGGGATCAACGCGCACACACGCGCCCGCGCGCGAGAGGACCGGCCGCAGCGGGTCGGCTCCCTCACCGCCGGCACGATCGACCGGGTGCTGAACGGCGCGCTGTCCGGTGCCTCGGTGGTCCACGCCGCGCCGCCCTCGATCATGGCGCTGTGGGCGATGCACCGCACCGCCGCGGAGTACTACTCCGCCGGGGCGCTGCGCTGGCCCCGGCTGGCCTACGGCGCGGTGCACGCCTTCGCGGTCGCGCCGCTGGCCTACCTGCTGGTGTGGTCCGGGGACTCACCGCCCAAGCTGCTGCTGTGCCTCACGGTGCTGACCGTCACCGTGCTGGTCCTGACCGGAGTGATCTAGGAGCTGACCATGACACCGGCTGAATGGGGGCTAATCGCCATCGCCCTCGCCATCACCGCCCACGCCCTGGGCCGGTTCAAGAAAGCCGCCCCGATCGTGGTGTTCATCGGCATCGTGACCGTCGGCACCACCGGCCGCCTGGTCGGCATCCTGGCCCGCGTCCTCATGTTCACGGCCGGGCTGATCGGCAAGCTGGGCGCGCAGATCCTCGGCTACTCCGCAGCGGCGATCTTCGCCGCCATCGTCGCCGTGCTGATCTTCCTGTTCGTACACCACTCGATGCCCCGGCATTCGGGCAAGGGCCACAACTTCTACATCGCCATCGTGCTCGGCGTGCTGGTCGCGGCGGCGGCCACCCCGTTCGCCGCGCTGAACAGCCTGCCGTCCACGGTGTCGCAGGCGTCGACCTCGATCAGCACCGGAGGCTGACATGGAACTGCTGTTTTTCATCGGGCTGTGCTACGCGATCACCCAGGCCTGGGGGGCGTCCACCACGGCGGTCGGCAGGCAGCGCACCGCCGCCCGCACCCGGGCGACCGCCCGGGGCGGGCACTACGACCGGAACAGCAACGCCCGCCGCGCCGCCCGCCAGGCGACCACCGGGTGGTGGATGAACGAGATCCGGCACGGCTTCCCGGTCACCCGCGAGGGGTTCCGCGCCGGGATGAACGACCACCACCACGTCCTGTCAACCACCCGGGCGACCGCCCACCGGGACGAGGCCAAGCGGTCGGCCGAGCGGCGGAAGCTGTGGGACGAGGCGCGGCAGCACTGGCAGGCGGTCACCGCCCAGGGGCACCAGCGCCGCAGCGAGAACCCGGACGGGCCGCCGCTGGCCGACGGCAAGACACCCGGCCGGCGCGCGGTCCCGCTCACCTGGGAGGAGTACGGGCCACTCGGCGGCTGGGTGACACCAACACAGACGGGGCAAGGAAACGGATCAACCAACGGAGGTACACCAGTGAGTGAGAGCAACGGAGCACCGGGCAACGGCGGCGGCGGCGGGTCGGACGCCAGCTACGAGGAGGTCGTCAAGAGCAGCGAGCAGGTCGCCCAGGCCGCCGACAGCCTGGACGTGTCCGCGCTGGAGCAGATCGGCCCGCTGATCGACCAGCTCGGCGGGCTCATCCCCACCGACGGCACCACCCTGGGCATCGGCGCGGACCTGGCCCGTGCCTGCGCCGAGGTCAAGGAGAACCTGAACCGGGTGAAGGATCTGGCCGCCGGGCTGCATGACCGGGTCACCAACACCTACGGGCCCACCCACGAGGCCGTGGCGGCGTCCGGTGAGCAGGCCGCGGAGCCGGCCTTCCACACCACGTAGGGGACCGGTGGCCAAGGCCCGCACCGATGACCGGCCCCGGCGCAAGACGCCGGGGCCGGTTATCGTCACGGCCAACGGCACCGACGCCAAGCACCTGCAGGCCATCCTCGACGCGCAGCAGCGCGGCACCAGGCCCAGTCCCCTGGCCGAGATCCACGTCTTCCGGTTCCGCCACCAGTTGCTGCCGTTCACCTGGCTGGCGCTGATGGCTGCGGGCCCGCTCGCCGCGCTCGCCCGCCACCCGTGGTGGGGTGTGCTTGCCGCGCTCGGCACCCAGGTGTGCGTGGTGATCGCCACCCGGCACCGGGAGAAGTTCTACCGCTGGCACGTCCAGGGCGGGGTGTCCTGGGCGGCGGCCTGGTCGATGGCGCTGATGCCGCTGGGCACCGGCTGGTGGCTGCTGGTCACCCTCGCCGGGTGGTTCATCCCGTACTGCTTCTGGCTGGAGCACTACCGGTGGAAGCCCACCACCGCCGCCGCCCCGCCGCCCGAGACGATCGAGGCCAAGTTCACCCGGCTCGCGGTCACCAAGAAATGGGTGGCGTGGCTGGGCCCGCCGCAGCCGATCGACAACGGCGTCCAGTACGAGATCTGCCTCGACGGCGCGCGGAACGCCATCGACAAGATCCTGTCCTGCGGCACCGACATCGCCGCCACGTTCGAGAAGGCGGTCACCGAGGCGTTCGCGGAGTCCCATCCCGACGGGCGCAAGCACCACGGCCTGCTCACCCTGCTGAACTCGGGCACCCTGGACGCGGTACGGCTGTGGGACGGCATCGGCATCGACCCGCGAACCGGCCGCGCGGTGATCGGCCGGTTCCCCGACGGCAAGCCGGTGCACGAGGCGTTCTACAACCTGCCCGAGGACGGCGTCAAGCACTCGATCTTCGCCGGGGCCGACGGCAGCGGCAAGACCGCCGCGCTGAACCTGTCCCTGGCCATCTCCGCCAGCTCCGGGTACATCGCCCCAGTGATCCTCGACCCGCAGGAAGGCCAGGCGCTGCCCGCCTGGCGGGACGTCGTGCCCTACGCCCGCGGCATCGAGGAGTGCATGACCTGGCTGGCCGCGCTGCACAAGGCGATGTTCGCCCGGTCGGCCTGGATGAGCGAGCTGGAATGGTGCCGCGAGCACGGCGACTGCGGCCGGGGGCGGTGCGGCCCGGCCTGCAAGCGGCGCAGGGGGATGGGGTTCTTCAACCCGTTCATGGTCGACGTGCCGATCATCGAGATCACCATTGACGAGGCCCCGATCCTGCTGGCCTCCAAGGGCGCGGCGGCGCTGATTCTCGACCTGCTGAAGCTCGGCCGCAAGGTCGGCTTCCGGCTGCGGCTGGCCGCCCAGGTGCCGTCCCTGGCCGAGCTGAAGGCCCAGGAGGTCCGGTCCATCCTGGTCGGCGGGAACGTGTGGTGCGGGCGCACCGGGGACGCGGTCACCGGCGGCTACGTCAACCTGCCGAACAACCCCCGCGACCTGCCCCGGTACTTCTCCGACGGCACCCCCACCTGGGGCCTGGGGTATGCCTCCGGGCCGGACAACCGGCCCGAGGTCACGATGCGGACGGACAAGCTGGCCGACCCGTACGAGACCGCGGAGTCGCTGACCATCCGCCACCCCGACAGCCTGGTGTGGGACGTGATGGCCGACACGATCGAGGCGGCGGGGCAGGTGCTAGCGGGCATCCAGGCCGACGCCGAGGCGGCCAGCTCGCGGCAGTTGATGATCCTGCTCGCGCTGGCGAATCGGCCGATGGGCATGGGCGAGCTGATCACCGAGCTGATCGCGGACATGCCGCTGACTACGATCAGCACCGAAGTGGACCGGCTGATCGAGGCGGGCAAGCTGCGCGAGTCCAGCGGCCTGCTGGAGCCGACAGGGAGATGATGAGGACGTGAACGCGAGACGCTGGAACCGCTGGTGGGCCAGCGAGCGGCAGACCCCCGCCGGGCCGGTGCCCCGGCAGCCGAAGCCCGACCCGGTGCCGCCGTGCTACCGCACCAGGCTCGGGTTCATCGTGCACGAGCCCGGCTGCGCCTGCCCGGAGCAGCGGTGAGCACCGCTGAGGCCATCGCCGCGCTGCTGCTGGTCGCGGCCTGCTACGTGCACCCGCGCGGGCTGCTGTTCCCGCGCCGCTGGCGGCAGCGCTGGCGGGCCACCGTCCGCCACGGGGTCCGTGGCAAGCATGACCGGATCACCGCCCGGCTGCGGCGCAAGGTGCTGGCCGCCGACGGCAACCGGTGTGTCGGCTGCGGGGCCACCGCGCGGTCCTCGGGGCACGCGCTGCAGATCGACCACATCACCCCGTGGATCATGGGAGGGCTGACCTGGTACCCGAACCTCGCAGCGCTGTGCAAGGCGTGCAACGGGATGAAGGGCATCTACTGGGTGACCCCCGCCGGCACGGTGTACTACCACGCCACCTGGGGGCGGTCGAGCCTGGAAGGCGCGGCGGCGATCCACGCCGCCGAGCTGCGGGCCCGGCACCGGCCTGGGCGAGTGCTACGATCAGCCCGCTCGGCCTGACCCAGCACGGGGGCGCGGCGGGCCAATGGCCTGCCGCTGCAGGGGGGCCACCACATCGGGGCGGTAAACGACTCGCTAGCCCCGGCCGCGCTCCCGTGCTGTACTTACAAGAGCGCCAGGCTCCCGCCGGGTGCTCGCAGCAGGCGCGGCGCGCATATCCCCGCTGACCCGGCGCGAGCCTGGCCCTACAGCCCCTGACTCCACAGATCCCTGACCATGCGATCAACGCGCCACGCCCGCCAGTGCAGCCAGCGCCAGCGGAAGCCCATGCACCCGCACAGTGAGCACTCCAGCCCGGGACGGTAGTGCTCGTGCGCGCGGCGCTTGTGCACGCAGATGCAGCGCCTCACCAAACCAGCCTAGAACGAATGCCCGATCTGGTCGGCGTTCATGGCGTACTGGAAGTCCATCGCGGAACGCTGCTCCGCGGGCGTGCTGCCCGCCGGCGGGCCGGTGTTGTGCGGGAAGTTCGCCAGCCAGGCCTGGTCGGTCACCTGGCCCAGGTCGGAGAAGTGGATCATCCGGTGGGCCCCGGCGTAGCCGGGCGCGGAGCTGTGCACGTAGGTCTCGTCCACCACCAGGTCACCCGACAGCGGGTGCCAGTAGTACCAGTTCTCGAACAGCAGCAGGGTGGCGTACACGCCGCCGCCGGTCCCGGGCTGGTGGTAGTAGCACAGGTAGGCGTGCTTGGTGCCGTGCTGGATGCAGTGCGGGTCCTCGGCCGACGCCCGTGCCGGGGACAGCGCGAGCAGCCCGAGCGCGAGCGCGAGCGCGGCGGCGGCCCGCCTCACGGCGGCGGCTCCGCAGTCACCGGCAGGCACCCGGTGACCGGGTCGGCGCGGGGGTCCGGTGCGCCGTGCATCTTGTGCTCGGGGTCGAGCTGGCCCATCACCGCGACAATCGGCACCCGGGTGTGCCCGGCCGCCTGCATCCCCGCACACCACGACATCGCCGCCAGCACCCGGTCATGCCACGGGTCGGCGGCCTGGGCGCGGTAGCCGGCCGCCACCGTGCACTTGTGCAGGAGCTTCGCCCACCTGTTCCTGCACTTCTCCCCGCAGTAGGGGCACCGGATGTCCTTGCTCACGGCTCCACCCTGTCATCCACGAAGCCGAGCCGCTCGGTCTTCACCCCGTCGGCGTAGGCGTGCACAAGCAGCGCCGCCTCCTCCGGGTCGCGGGCCTGGGCGATCAGCGCGTTGAGGACCGCGTCGTGGGCGGACACGGTCACGACCTCGGCGTCCCGGGTGGCCAGCACTCCGGTGCCGCGGCTGCCGTCGAGCAGCAGCATCGTCCCCGGGTGAATCCGGCCCAGGGCGCCGGTGAGTCCCATGACCGCCGGCATTCCCATCGAGTGGGCCAGGATCGCGGCGTGCGAAGTGCGCGTCCCTTCCTCGCTCACGATGCCGACCACCTGCGCGCGATCGAGCTGCACCGTGAGCCCCGGCCCGAGCTCGCGCGCCACCACGATCGACCCCTGCGGGAACCCCTCCAGCTCGTCGTTGCCGAGGTGCATGAGGTGGCGCACCACGCGCACCATCACACCGTTCAGGTCGGCGATGCGGTCCTTGAGGCGCGCGCTGCCGACCGAGGTCCAGGCATCGCGCTGCTCCAGCGCCTTGAACTCGAATGCCTTTTCGGCGGTGAGGTGGTTCTCGCGGATCAGGTCTTCGACCGCGCCGAGGAAGTCCTTGTCCTCGAGCATCAGCATCTGCGCGTCGAAGATGCGCGCCTCGTCGGGCCCGATGCGCTCTTCGGTGCTCGCCCTCAGGTCGGCGATGTGGCGCTGCACGTCTTTCACGGCGGCGCGCAGCCGCCGCACTTCCTTCTCGATCTGCGAGCGTGGCACCACGCGGTGCGGCACGTCGGGCAGCTGCGACTGCACCACGACCGCCGCGCCGATCGCCATGCCGGGCGACACGCCGATGCCGCGCATCAGGCGGTCCTTCACGCCTCCGCCTCCTCTTCGGGCTCGGTCTCGTAGTCGGTGAGGTCCATTTCGTTGAACCCCGCCGCCACCAGCGCCAGCAGCGCGTCCATCGCCAGCTCGGCGTCGTCGCCCTCTGCCTTGATCATCATCGACGAGCCCTTCTCCGCCGCGAGCATCATCACGCCCATGATGCTCTTCCCGTTGACGCTCAGCCCGTCCTTGGAGACGAGCACGGCGCTCTTGAACTTGCTCGCCGTTTTCACGAACTCCGCCGCCGGCCGGGCATGCATGCCGAGCGGGTTGACGATCCG